CGATCGCCCCAGTACTGAATGCCACGGGCGGATTGCAGCGATAGGTAGTCCTGCCAGGGGCCGTAGTCAGCGCTGGTTGATAGGTCATGGCGGCTAACCACCAAGCACGCTCCGACAAAACGCCGTAGCAGACACTCTAACCACCATTGGCTAGTCATCTTTAATCCGGACTGAAGGGCATCCATCGCCTGGGCGTAGGTGATAATGCCATCGCTAGCCGCGTCCTCTAGTTGGCGGCTGAGCATCAATAGCCGGTCCATTAAGGCATCGGCGGGGTCGTGGTCTACCAGGTAAATAACGCCGGTGGAGGGGTGACAAAAGGCTTTGCAATGGCGAGGTAGCCAGTCGGGGGCGCTATCAATCAGTTGAATGGTGCAACTGTCTAGCGGTAGCCCATCCGCACGACAGCGATCGCAGGCATCGCGCAGCAGGCGACGGCTAAGCAGTCCCCGAGCGCGGCTGGTGGTGGCGGTAGCCAGGGGCGTGTCAGGAAATAGGGTAACCTTAGCCGCCTTGGTAAGCGCCTGGGGGGAGGGTGGATCACCGCCGGGGGATAGCTCGAGGTCCAGCGTCCAATGGTCTTCAGCGGCAACAAAGGAGGATAGGCGATAGCTAAAGTCTGGGCCAGAGGGAACGATGCCGGAGTCAGCAATTAGCCCGAGTACTTCAATGTCGGCGGGCGATCGCAGAAATAACAACGAGACGAGATCGCCTTCAGTTTGCACCACACCCCGAACGCCCTGGCGATCGAGGGTGGTGGTCAGGTCCATGGCGAAGTTATCCTCGATGGCGTAAAACTCATCGTCGCTGATGAGTTGGGCGGGTGATAGGTTGAGCCGCACCCGTAGCTTGGCGTAGCCCTGGGGCGTATCCAGGATAGGAAGATAAACACCCCGGCCATAGTCACCATCGCCTAGGGGGAAACGATAGTCACCAGGCGGGGGCGGCGTGGCATTGTAGCGCTGCCAGCGGTTATTGGCATTAAACACATAGGCGCGTCCCTGAGCATCGCGCTTGAGTGCCCCACGGTTCACCGCCTTGGTCAAGGAGCCTAGGCTATAGTCCTCCAGCCAATCATGGCGGCAACCAGGGGTGCAGGTATGGTCATCGGTCCATAGTGCCTTGGCCAGGGGCGCTTCACTGAAGGTTTTACTACCCGCCTCCCGCAGCAGGTCCAGCAATCGCTTTTGCCGTTGGCTAAGCATTTGTTGGATCGGGTTATCGTCCAACTGCTGCACCGTTATTTCAGCACCACCGCCGGCGTCAACACCTAAGGATTTACGCAGCTGTAGCGCGATCGCGTGGGCGTCAGAGGGTTGCCAATCACCGATAAATTCTAGTTCCATCGGATCACTAGCCTCCTGGCGCTTTTCTCTAGCTCAGGGTTGCCCTCCGGGGGTTGGCCGGGTTGTTGCTGGTTAGGGTCTTCCTGCCCGGGCGGCGGCGGGGCCATCATGCCCTGGGCCTGGGCTAGCATTTGCTGGGATTGTTGCTTCTCCTGAGCCCACATGGGCGGCGGCTGGAGGGGTGAGTCACCCCACTCGACGGCATCACGGCCACCCCATTTAGAGCGGAGCTCATTGATCGTCATCGCGCCCATGGTGACTTCACCGGCATCGCGCTGGTATTCTTGCTGCTCCGCCGGGGTTTGGGATTGGGTGAAGGCAAACTCTAAATCCTCCCACCCACAAACACCGTGGATCACCTGTTCAGTATGGATAGAGGACAAGCTGCGCAGCAATGGCGCCACGCCCTTGGACTCCATCAAGTCCACCTGGGTCTCAGCTACCCCAGAACCAATGCCGCCAGTTACCTCGTCGGTAAAGCCGATCTGGCTAGCTGAGATGCGATACAGCATCGTAATCCGTCGCACCACATGGGTCAGCAATTCAGTGAACTGCATCTCCCGGTTAGATATTGATGACAATGGCACTAGATCAAATACTTGCTGGCTCTTGCCCTCAGCATCCCGGGCGGCCCGGAAAGCGTGGATATTCCACGGGTTGTCCTGGCTGGTCTGCCTCATCTGAGACATCAGGCTACGAAACTCAGCTGATGACAGCCCCATCACCGCCAGGAGGGCCGGGGGGATGCCGTTCTTTTCAAAGAAGCTGGCATTGTACCGGTTAGCGTTCAGGTCGCTAGCGATGCTGACGTAGGCGGTCTCAATCGGAGAGATGCCGTAGGGACTCCAGGACACCGGGTTGAGTCGGATATAGGCTAGTTCCTCCGGCTCAAACCGTACATGGGTCTTGACGTTATAGCTTTGCCAGTAGGCCAGCGGGATACCCGTATCGTCACAGTCGATCTCCACCGTATCGCCCGCGATCGCGCCTAACTCCAGCGGCAGGCGGTGGCCATTTACCTCAGCAGTCACGATCTCGTAGGCCGCCGCGTCGTAGATTAGTAAGTCCCGCAGTATCAACCGGTGGAACTGGTCCAGGTTGTAATGGTTGGCCGGGTGGGTAAAAAATCTCTCTAGCCAGCGGATGCGCTTTTTGAGGGTTTTGTAGTCATCTGGTCTGCGATCGCGTAGCCATCGGCTTTTCTCTTCGTCAATGGGGCGGATCGTCCAATCACAACCGCAGACCAGTTCCACCAGGGTATCTACACAGGCGCGGACAACTTCGGAACGCATGTAGACCATCCGCATCACCTCGGGGCTAAGGAAGCCCTGGCGGGGTTGTCCGCGTCCCTCAAAGGTGGTCCAGATATTGGGAGTGGTGCGATAGCGGCGGCCAGGCTTCTTGTCGATGCCATCGTCCCAGCCACGGCCATTGGCGCGTTTGGCTAGCTCCCGTGCCTGGGATAGGGGCAAATCCAGGTCAGGGGAGGTCTCTAGGTGGCGGTGGAGGCGGGTGAGGTCCATGGGTAGCCAGTCTCTAGGCTAATTTTAGCGGTTCTCCCTCTGAGTTATTGCGTATTGCAAATATGCCATGGTAGAGTAAATATGCAACGGCAATAGTTGCAGGTACTTATTTAGGAGAAATAGTTATGGTTGATCAATTGGAGATTGAGCGTCGGGCTAGGGCGCTGATACAGGACGGGTTAGGGGTTCTGCAAGCCTGGAACCAAGCCTGCCGAGAGGCGGGGGCATTGGACTATCAAGATCGACCCGATCCACTAGACGAAGCGGATGTGGTGCGGATTATCCGCGTTATGGACGTGCAAGGGACTGTTCTGTTAATGGAGGATCTGCGCCAAGCGGGTTAGGTGTTCGTTGTTCAAGCTCAAAAGACCATTCGCGGAGGAAATTTTGTGACTGAAGAGGAAAGACAAGCTGATGAGCAAGCCGCACGGGCGGCGGTACTCAAGGCTCAGCAAGCATTAGAAACCCTGCGCCGCGCACGGGTTGCATTAGAGCAAATCAATCAGGAGCTTACCACCCATGTCAACGACTAGCACGGCCCAGCCCGCTGATAACCCGCAGCCGCCCTCCCAGGTGCCCGGCACCGTAGAGAATGCGTTCCTTTATGCTGCCACTGGGGCGGCGATCCTGGCCCTGGCTGCCACAGAAAAGGCAAAGGGTAAAATCTAACCCTACCGCCACCCACCCTTACCCCTGGCCCTCGCCGGGGGTTTTGTTTTGGCTACAGGTCGTAATAATTTTCCTCCACGTCCTCGCCTGCCATAAACCGCTGCCAGTAGTCACGCTGGGCCTCTACTACCGCCCTGTCCCGTGGGTCGCTCGGGTCGCCCACGTAGCCGCCTGGATACTCAGCATTGGCCGCCTCTAGCAGGAAGGCCGCTATGGCTTTCACCTGGGGCGTATTGCCAGTGGTATCTTTGATAGCCCTGAGCGCTTGTAGGGCGTTGCGGTAGGAGGTGCGATCGGCTAGGGGCATGGGGTTAACTTATACATTGCAATTGATGGTACATAGCCGTCATGGCTTTTTTGGCACTTAGGTAATCGACAGATTTTCCAGACTTTCCTCTCCAAGCCAAAAGGCCACAGTGGCCGTTGCGCTTATCGTCATCCGTCAAAACCACTGTGGACAGGTCCATCAAAGAATAAACTTCCTCAAGCGAAATACTCCTTATTTTTTTCATGCACCATCTATAAGCTTCATCCACCTTGGCTGCAGTGGCCCATGGCCTAGTCCTACCATTTTTTGTTTGGCGCACACAGCGATTAAGCGCGTGAGCAATTCGATGCATCTCAGCCTCTTTGCGCTGTGATTCATAATGAGTACCCATCCATCTATAAAGAATTTTCCCCGCTTTGGCGTATTCATCATCAGGATAAAGCTCTCCAAGAATAACTTGACCTACCGATTCTCCTGGATTTATTAGAATTTCAGAAAAGTTACCCGGATTTTTGCAATAACTGAAGTTTCGCTTTTTAAGAAAACGACTCTCATATAATTGACTTTCCGCAAACATGCGGACAGTAAATCCATATTCCTTGGCAATTTTATCAAGAGCCCTTGCCTTAAACGGTGAAATTCCCCCTTGCCTTTGAAAAGCTAAGCGATCTTTTGCTGACGCGATTCCCACATAAGTGTCTATTTCGATGACTGGGAATTTACTGCCTTGTCCGGGCATGTGAACAGTAACTAGGAAGGGAGATGCAGATGAGTCGACATTAGCGCCATCGCTTGAAATCCACTTAATTTGATATGAAGAAGCGTCGGGGATCCAGTCGCACAGGTCAAAAGATCGTTTATTTTTGTATATGAACTCATATATTTTATCTGACGGAAAAAACCATTCTCCTTTTGCCCGAAAATCACTAAACATGTTCTGAATCTCACCTTCCCTGTTTAAATCTCCAGGCACAGTTGCAAGGATTGACAACGGGGCGGTGCTTCCAACTTGCAATGAGCTGCGCCTAGCCGCTGGATTTTGAGAAAACCCTATTTTAATTTGATTAGTGCTGCCACATTCAATAAAATAAATAGTCATTTCAGTTTCCGAAGCTCTTTAAGTCCAGTCACGGTAGCAGGCTCAGTCATAAAAAATCGTGGACTTTGCCACGATGCGAAAAGTCGCCTTTAGTATAACAAGCTATTGCCAACAAGCTACCGTAGTGTTAAAAGTCAATAACTTTAGCCGTTGCGGTAGGAGGGGCGATCGGCTAAGGGCATGGGGAGCACTTTTACAATAGAGTGGCTAAATTGCTGCTTCAGTATCATATTGCAAACAAGCGTCTATTATAGATACAATCTGTGATTGATAGGGCGACATATTTGCAGTCTGGGCACAAGCGATGAACGCTTCTTCTGAAGATCGTCTATATTCCCCCGAGGATCTTTCCTGGGTTATTTATGTGATGCCCAAAGCAGAACGGGCACATCCAAGCGCTGAGCTTGTTCGTCGTGCGTTGAATACGGTAGAAAAGCTGAACAGCACGCCGCAACTAATCAAAGACATCATCATTTCTGCGCGAGCCCATGGCAGTTGGTATACAAAACAACAAATCGAATTGATTTTCCCTTACATGCAGCCTCCCAAAGGAAAAGGCAACTACAAGGTTTTATGTTGGGACAAAGCTCCTGAGCAACCGGTTCTGCCATTGTTCAAGCTGCTACCAGAGAACACTGAGCCGGTTGTCGAAGTTAAGCAAGCTGCGGCCAAGCCAGCAACTAGATCAAATCGTCGCGCCAAAAAGTTCTCATTTAGTTTAAAGACTAAAGAAGAGATCTGGGAAATTATTGATCAAAGGATTTTGGAGTGTGCTAGCCATCCGGTTACAGCAAAAGTTTTGTACAAGAAGGCTAGGACTAGCGGACCAGATAGGAAACGTTTTCAAGAATATGTTGTTCCTCGAAGAGATCTTTTGCTGGCCCAGGGAAGGTTGCATACTTGGAAAGATCGGTTTACGACCTACTACTGTGTAAACCCTCACAGCAAGCCAGAGCCTACCCCGGCTGTCGCTGAGGCTAAGTCGATTAAGCCTCCCGTTATAGTGGCGGAGATTGTTGAGCCCCCTGCTGAGGTGGCGGCGGAGGTTGTTGAACCCCCAGGCGCTATCGACCTGTACACCAAGAAGCAATCCAGGCAATCCGCTATGGCGGGCTTTGGCGATAGCCGCCCCATGGAAGAGGTTTTTAGCGAGTTGAACATTAAAGACCTATTTTGGGCGCAATGGCAAGACACCAAATGGATGACCACTAACGAGGTTGCAGCGTTTTTAGGGCTTTCTTCTAGAGCGCTTGATAGAAATTTCCAGAGACACAGGGATGAATTTATAGAGGCTGGGGAGGTCCAAAAGCTTGAAAGTCACGCTCTGAGGGACTTCCGGGAGGCTACCAACTCAGAGTTGGTAGCCTCTGGGAAGCCTTCTTTGCCTAAATACATCTCTCAAGCCAACATCTACAACATGGCCGGGGTGTTGCGGATGTCCTGGATAAGCGAGGGTGAGATGGGTCGAGCCGTTCGTGATGCCACTATACGGCTAATTCAGAGCATCCCCGCTATGGTCAAGCAAGCCGCTGACAACGGCAGGAATAGGCAGTTAGACACAATACCAACCGGCGATCTGGCTCACACTTCGCTTTATGATCGGATTGATCAGATTGATCAACGCCTTGCTCAAGCAGACAACAACATGGAGTATCGTTTTGAAAGAGCTCTTAAAAAGGCTCAACCGTTCTCTGTCCAGTCAATAGATGGAGAGTTTGCAGGGATTGCTCCTAGCACGACAAGATCCAATGAAATAGTTGAAAAGTTCGGGTTGCCCCCTATGTTTACTCCCTCTGGCCTGCCAAACTGGCACTGTTGGGACGGGAGAAAGCCTGTTAAGCTTTTCAATCCTGCTGTTTATATCATATTTGCCGATATGCAACGTGTAGGCAGGGTTAGGGAGTGTTACAGCATCGGCATAACTGTATCTAATAAAAACGGTCGGATAGGTTGCAGCCATGAAAGAGCTAGATGTCTTATTCAAAAAGAGATTTTCTTCAAATGGCTGTGGACTGAAATTTACGATACATCTTGGGAAGACATAGAAAAGCTTAAAGCTTGCCTAGAAAACCCTCTTCAGCAACAGTTTAAGACTATATGGGAAATTCAGTTTGATTCAAAAAAGAAAAAACAATTTTTGGATAGCGATCCTTTGCTTAATCTGCCAGAACATCAACAGCCAAGCATTTTTGGCGATTTAGCCGTCTAAAGGAAAGCCCCAGGTTTCCCCAGGGCATCACTCAAAAGACCTCTGTAGCGATCTACGGAGGTCTTTTGATTCTACTCTTCTCCTGGCTCCCTAGCCTGCCAGTAGCAGGCGCTAGCTAGAGTGTTATCAATCCAGTGGGCCAGGGCTTCCAGGGACCGTCCTAGGCGGCGCATTAACCAACGATAAACAGCGAAACGTGGCATAACAAAATTTGGTAAGGACAAATCCCCCTCGCTAACGCTGTGGGGCGACGGCGATCGCAACTACAGCAGGCTATCGCGGCGGCACCGCCAGAACTCCATGACGGCCAGCCCTGGGAATTGCTCCTCAACAGCAGCCTCAATCCGCTGCTTGTCCTCCAGCCCCATGTAGCTGTCCTGAATTTCGACAACCTCAACAGTGAAGGTAAACTCGCCGTCCACCTCCCCGACTAAAGAGGCAAAAAATTTGACAAGGGCAGGGGTGGCGGTAACAGGAGTGCGGGTTTCAACAACTTGGGTTAACATGTCAGCAGACCTCTTTGGTGAGTGGTTTTACTTCCCCGCTTGGGCTGCAACCCGGGCGGGGCTTGCTTTGTCATGCTCAATAATAGCGTAAAGAACTTTACGGTGTCAACTATCTTACGAAAAGCTATTTACGCTATAGTCTTGGTATAAATCACGTTATGGGAGAGATACCAATGTCACGGGTCGCCGAGCTGCGCAAAGCTAAAACCCTCACTCAGAGGGAGTTAGCCGATCTTGTTGGGGTTACAGAAACTACGGTCAGGAATTGGGAAAATAATCGGTCTGGCGTCGATTGGTTTGATCGGATAGCCAAGTTATGTCAAGCGTTAGACTGTTCTCCCCAGGATCTAATTCAATACGTTGATCCCACCAAAGGCAGTCCGCTACCATAAAACCACGCGCTGTATGCTTGGCCCCCTCGGGGGCTTTTTGTTGCTTATCCGCTATAATCAACACCGTTAGATACACCTTGATACCCGCGATCGCGCCCTAGCTAAGTGCGATCGCGCTTCCTCCGCCTTTCGCCGCTGGCATCCGCTACAATAGCCCCATTCTCCTAACACTGCGCCAAGCCCTAGACTCAGCCCTAGGGCTTTTCCATTGCTTGTTTGCTATAATCACCGGCAAATCTCAGGAGACTTGCCATGTCTGAGGATCAACTGGCCCAAGTGAAGGCGATCGCTACCCAGATAGCCCGGCATGAGGTAATGCTCCACGAGATCCGCTTTACTTTATCCGGCGTGGTGGTGGGTGCCGTGGCAGCGCTGGTATGGCTGGCAGCTGCGGGGAAGCTGTAGTCAACACGTTTCGATTGTGATCACGCTCTCAGGTTGTCAAAACGATCGCGCCTATCCTAGTTCGATACGATAGGGCTGTGGGTATTTGCAATAGACAATGGCAACCTATAGCCCGTCGCAGCTTGGTTTTCTGCTCCAGCAATGGGGCAGCGGCAACCTGGATAATATTATGTCCTCTGGCCATATCGTCTCCGGGGTGCCCAACCTGGTGCTAACCGGCCATGGCTTCAAGGCGATGGGGCTGGCGGAACGGTTCACCAATGCGGATATTGAGCAAGCCATAACGTCGTTGATGGTGCGCGATCGCGGCGCGGCGGTGATGCTAATTGCCATTCACCTGCTGGGCTGGACGATGGAGCGGCTAGGGCGGGCGCTAGAGCATTCAGACACCAGTCATACCCAAACAGCGCTGATGCTGGCGGAGGGCTGCTTTATGGAGGTGCTGCTCAATGCCAACTAAGCACAAGCGGATTAATTTACTGGTGCCCGAGGCGATCGCGGCCCGGGTGAGGCGGGAGGCAACCTTCCTACGGCTAAAGTCGCGGGTAACGACAGAGGACGGGCGGGAACTAGCGAGCGTTGCTGACCTAGTGCGCTGGACCACCGACCTTTATATCGAAGCTTGTGAGGCGGGCGGGACGCTGGAGTGCGAGCCGGTTGATAACGACGGCACCATTCCTTTTACTTTGGACTCCCATACCCGTGGCCGGTGGGAGTACGCGGTGAAGTATCGCTATGCCAAGGACTACCACGAACTAACGACGATCGCCCTTACTCGGTATTTTGACGGGCTAGACGCTCGGGCACAGCGCGATCGCCGGTTGCTGGAAAGCCTGACCAGCCTGCCAAGCCGAGAAACCTTACAACTAATCAACGCTGGAACCTATGTACCAACTACCGTCCCCTCTCTTTAGCTGGGCCTGGAGTGCTCAGTTTCTATCCTTGGCGACAGAGAGTGAGTCGGGGTTAATTTTGCCGGGCCAGCAACAAAAGGAACCGGCCTATTGTCACTTTTCTAGGCTATCGGCGGAGGGTGAAGAGGAAAGCTGGCTGTGGTTGTTTCCAGACACTAGGCAAGCCGCTAGCCTGCGCCTGATGCAACGGATTAACATCGACGATCGCCTGCGGGACCTGGTGGAACTAACTATCCCGATGAACCTCCCAGACTGTGCTTACCCTACTTACTTACAAGTGGTGGACCTGGACCACCTACGCCGCGCACCGTTAGAAGAATCCGGCATCGTTGAGGTGTGGATCGGGTTTGACTATCGGAAATATGCTAGCGATCGCAGGATGCGGGCTGCAGTTGATACCGTCCTCCCCACCTCGGAATTTGTCCGAAAGGCAGCCTTAACGTGAAGTTCCTTGATATTCTGTGCCGTCGCTTGGACTCAATAGAGAAGCATTTGAAGTTGATTAATGAAAAGCTACAGGAGTTGCAAGAGCGGCAACTGAAGCTGATGAAAAGCGATCGCGAGCAATCCCGTAAACTCAAGACCCAGCAACGGCTCACCCTGGGCTTTAGCACTGCGGTGATCATTGGTGCCTTGATGCTATTCAACTGGTCGCCGGAGCATCAGAAGCAATTGCGAGATCTAGCGGTAAGCATTATCAGCATCGGCGCCGCCGGGGTGCTAGGCACCAACGCGATGCCCCGCGAATCATCCTCAGAGGAGGACCCGGACGATGAAGGTAGATCGGATAGTCAATGACCTGCTTGGCTACGTCAACCGCTGCAACTGGTGGCGGGAGCGACAGGTAAAGCAACGACCCTACCGCATCTTGCAGACATGGCGGCTAGCGGGGCGTGGACTATTGCACCGTGTCCAACGTCCCCGCACCCTATGCCCGCGTCATGTGGATGCCTACATTTTTGAACCCTATCGCCAGGAGGGTGGCGTTCGAGATATTCATATCACCTGTGACCACCTTGAAGGGATGAAGGCACCGGCTAGGGGTAGGGGTAAGGTGCGCTCCACCCACCGGCTGACTATCCTGGTTGCTGACCATTGGATAAATGACGATGGGCGCTACAACGCTGAGCAAATCTATAGCATCGATGACGACTGGCAGGGCAACCAACCCGAACGGGACGCCTACGCGATCGCGATTCTCTACCAAGTAGCGATGGCCTTTTACCAAGACGCTACCGATTGGACCTGGGAGGTGGATACTGCCAAGCGGCTATGGATGGGAGAACACTATACCCCCACGCTTTCTCCCAACCGCCATAGCGTTGATACCGTCGCTTGGGCATTGCGAGATCGGGTGAGGCGGACAAAGCTGGGAGCAGGACAGTGAGATGGTATTGGCGCGATCGCGGCTCGTCCTGTTCGATAGGATTAAGTTAGCGGTATCAATATCAACCATGGCTAATGTACGAAATGCCAAGCTATCAGAGTTAACGCCTGACCCTGGCAATGCCAACAAGGGGACTGAGCGAGGCGCTTACATGGTGCGTCAGTCGTTGCAGAAGCTTGGGGCTGGGCGTTCTGTCCTCATAGATAAGAATGGCGTCCTGATAGCAGGCAACAAGACCACAGAGGCAGCCTATGAGATCGGGCTGGAGGATGTCATTGTTGTCCCTACCGATGGCACTAAGTTGGTCGTCGTCCAGCGGACTGACCTGGACCTAGCCAAGGATGCTAAGGCTAAGGAGTTAGCGATCGCTGATAACCGGGCGTCAGAGCTAGGGCTTGAATGGGACGCCGAGGTGTTGCAAGAGGTCCATGATGCGATCGGGCTGGAGGATTGGTTTACTGAGGATGAGGTAGCAGCATGGAGCATGGAAGGCGGCGAATGGGAGCAGCCTAGCGAAGAAGAAGATGAAGAGGCTACAGCGGACTTAATTGATGAAGCTGAAGGCGGCGAAATGGATTGCCGCTTTCAGGTAGGGGACATTATTGCACTAGGGCGGCACCGGATAGCCTGTGGCGATAGCACCGATGAGGATAATGTGCGATCGCTGCTTGATGGCAAAACAATTGATTTGATTTTTACTGACCCGCCCTATGGCGTCAGTTATGCCGACAAAAATAAGAGTCTGAATGCGACTGGCCGGGGCAATAGCATTCAGACTCCAATCGAAAACGACCATTTAGCTCCAGAGGAAATTTCAGGCAAAATATGGAAACCTGTATTCCAGCTTTTATGTAAATTTGCAAAACCTGGCGCTAGCTATTATGTCTGCGGACCTCAAAGAGATGAACTGTTGCTGCTGTTAATGACAGCGATTGCAGATGCTGGTTTGCTGCTTAAACATGGGCTGGTTTGGGTAAAGAACAATCACGTTTTAGGACGGTGCGATTATCACTACAAGCATGAGCCAATTCTTTACGGATGGAAGCCTGGTGCAACACATTATTTTATTGACAGCAGGTCGGAGTTTTCAGTTTGGAATTTCGACAAGCCACTAAAGTCAGATTTACATCCGACTATGAAGCCGATTGAGCTAATTCAATATGCTATTAAAAATAGCAGCCGCCCTAACGAGCTGATTGCCGATTTCTTTTTAGGCAGCGGCTCAACCCTGATCGCAGCGCAGGGGATGGAAGGCGATCGCACCGTCTATGGCTTTGAGCTAAGCCCTCACTACATTGAGGTTATCTGTCGCAGGTATGAGAAATTTACCGGCGAGACTGCCAAGTTAGTGGGGCACCTTTGATCATGGCTAAAATCGACTGGGACTATTGGCGGCATAGGTACGTTGCAGGCGATGACACTGTAACCTACCGATCGCTAGCTGACGTACAAGGTGCGCCAAAGTACCAAACCCTTAGGAATCGCGCTAGTCAGGAGGATTGGCCAGCACAGCGCAAACGGTTTAAGGACAACCTTAGTACAATAACGGCAACTGTACCTGAGGCGCAGCATGTGGCCCAACAGGTATCAAAGCTAGTCGATACCGCCGAGATGCTAACGCGCCATATCAAGGCGGCCCGGTTGGCAGGACAGAAGGCACTCCAGGCGATGCAGGCGACCGACCCGGCAACGCTTAAACCCCAAGAAGCATTAGCGTGGCTAAAGTTTGCTGTAGAGGCTGAGCGATTGGCTGAAGGGTTAGCGACAGAACGCCAGGAAATCGACCTATCCACACTAAGCGACGAGGAGCTAGACCGGCTAATCAATGGTTAGCAGCTTGCAGATGAAAGCGAAGGCTGAGAAAGAACGGCGGGAACGAGAACGCAGAAAAGAGCGCGATCGCGCCCTGCCTGACTCCCCTTGGCTAGAGGACCCCTTACCCCTAGCTGAGTTCTGCCGCGCCTACCTGGACGTTACCCCCTGGGATATTCAACAGCAAGACCTAAGCCAGTTTCTAGGTACAACGGCGGCGGATGCTAAAGCACTATTTACCCAAAACCCGCCGACCCTTTACAATTGTGGCATTTTGTGCTACGGCAAGGGAGCGGGCAAAGATACCTTGGCCTCCGTCTGCCTTGTGTGGTTTGCCCATGTGCTGCTATGCCTGAGAGACCCCCAAGACTTTCTAGGGCTTGCCCCCCAGGAACCCATTGATATTGCTCTAGCTTCACCTACCCTGCGCCAGACGCGGCGGGTAACCTTCACCAAGCTAAAGAACCGGCTGCGGACCTGTACTTGGTTAAAGAGTCACCTAGCGCGTTCAGAGTTTGCGATCGCAGACGTTGACCGGTATATCAAGAAAGCCACCGACGCGGCGGACTATATTGAGCTACCCCACAATATCCGCATCCACAACCTACCGCTGATTAGCAGTAGCGCGGAGGGGTTCAACCTACTGGCCTTTGTAATTAGCGAGTTTGCAGGGCTAGAGTCTGAGGCGCAGGGGGCCACGGCGGAGGCATTGTTCAATACCTTTGTCACCTCCTGCCGCACCCGTTTTAGAAAGGCATGGAAGGGCTTTCTAACCAGCTTCCCGCGTAGTGTATCAGACCCTCAGGAACAGCTTATTGAAGCCCACCAGGAGGGGCGCTTCCCTGAACTATTTGTGGTGCGCCGCCCTACTTGGGAGGTAGTGCCCCACCTGGAGTACAAAGACTTTGAAACTGAATTTATCCGCGACCCAGAAGGAGCGGCGGCTAAGTTAGCAGCCCAACCCAGAGCGGCGACTGAAGCCTACTTTAGATCGCCTGAACTCATCGTCCGCCATGCCAGTGGGGGGACATCCGACCTATTGAAGCGCTATGGGGTGACGGGTAGCGATCGCAGCCCTGACCCCATCCTAGAGCGCGACCTATTTGGTGACGTGGTACTGGATAGCTATGGCTTTCCGATGTTAGCCAACTGGTTCAAGGGCAAGCCCGAACGCGAGTATTACATTCATATCGACCTGGGGCTATCGGGTGATAGTGCCGGGTTTGCCATGGCTCACCTGGAACCGGTGGGCGATCGCGCAGACCGGCTGATACCGGTACTGGACCTATCCTTTCGCTGGAAGGCAGCGCATTTCACCGGGCGCGGCCAGTTACAGCGGATGAACTGGGAGGGCGGTGAGTCCACAACTGTGGACATCCGCCAAGCGGAAATTGACTTGCAGACACCGGTGGAATTTGTACTACTGCTGAGTAAACGACTAGGGTTTGCGATCGCGCGGGTGACGTTTGACCAATTCAATAGCGCTACGGCTCGACAGCTGCTTTATCACTACGGGGTTAGCAGCCAGAATTTCTCGGTGGACCGCAACCCAGGCTATTACGATGAACTGAAGGCGCTGATTTATGCCCGGCAGTTGGTTTACCGCATCGACCCGATACTGTTTGGGGAGCTAAGGAAATTGGTAAGGCTATCGACCGGACGGATTGATGCCCCGCGTACCGCCTTAGGTAGTGACGTGGATAGCCATAAAGATATTGCCGATGCAGTAGCGTCGGTTGTGGGGGCACTGTGTAAGCTATCAGCCGCCTCTGGTGAATTCTATAGCCTACCAGAGCCAGAGGTGGTAGAAGAGGGCTCAGATGAGCCTACAGGGCCGATAGAGCTTGGGTCTGACTACAGCAAGACCCAAAGCGAAATTATGAAGGAGTTTTTTGAATAACCTCGCCATCGATAAGGCTTAATTCGGCGCGAGCAAGCCGCTCTATAAATTCAGAACGAGATAAGCCTGCTTTTTTTGCCAAGGTGCTGAGGATAGCCCACGCGGTAGGCGTCAAGCTAAGCTGTCCCCGCTTCTTATGCTCGTCATAGAAAGGCTCCTTGGGGGTTAAATTGTCCAAGCAAGCCTGGGGACGCAAAACCATACTGCCTCCGGTTCTATTTGTGTATATCTTACGATAACACTTTAATTTAGGCTAGTTGTGCCATAGCTAGACCTCTGAGCAATTCTCACCATGGCACCTCCCTCTGAAAGCGGCGTAGTACGCTGAAACTGGAGAGGGGTTTAGCCATGGCACACTATCAACTTTGCTACGGGCGGGTATCGACTGAAGAGCAAAGCCTGGAATTACAGATGCAGCAATTCCAGCAACAACTGGAGTTTGACGAACTATTTGCTGAAAATTTGTCAGGGCGCCGGCGCGATCGCCCTGAATTTTTGCGCATGGTGGAACGAGCATTGGACCTCCGTGGTCAACGTCATCAAGTAACAGTATGGGTCATTGAGTGGACCCGGTGGGCACGGGATACGGTTTATTCGATGGAAAGCCTAGCCCAATTGGAGGCGGCGGGCGTGCAGGTGAAGGAGCTAACCACCGGCCAGGAGATCACGCTACAGACCGCCTCAGGGCTGCTCACCACTGGCGTTAAGTCGCTGATGGCCCACTATTACTCAGTAGAACTAGGCGAACGTATCCAGCGTGCCTATGCCCAGATGAGGCGGCAGGGGCGCCCCATGTGTGGCCCACCTCCCTTTGGCTACCAGCGATCGCCGGATGGTAGTCGTTATGAGCCGGGGCCAGAGTGGGCAAAGGCAAGAGCGGCGGTGGAACACTACATGCAGCACGGCAATGTGGCGGGGCTATCGGTCTACATGGAGCAAGAGCACGGGTTTTATAAGTCGCGGGCGGGCTGGCGGTGGTGGCTGCGTAGTGCTGCCCTACGAGGGCATTTGCACTATGCCAGCACCGATGAATGGCGCTACAACACCCATCTGGCACTAATTACCGAAGATGAATACAAGCGAATTGATTACCTGATTAGCCTCAACCGTCAGTTGCGCGGCAACAATCAAGGACGCATCCATGCGGTGCCGCCTATTGTGTCCTGTGTTTGTGGCTGCCGGTGCCGTGCGCTTATCCGCCGGGGCCATCGCTATTTTGCCTGTGCGGCCAAAGCTGACTACCATGACCGGGAATGCTCCTACACCCGTTCTTGCCGCCAGGATGCCATTGAGGCGGCCATTCAGGAGGCATTGGCAGAAGCCGCTGAGGCGATCGCGGCGGATATGCTACAGCCCTCGACGGTGAACCCGCAGGCGATCGCGCTGGAGCGAGAACTAGAAGCACTTCGACCTTTGGCCCACCGGGCGGCGATCGCCGAAGAAATAGCTGAAATCGAAGCGGAGCTACAAGCCTTGGCGGGCATGGAAAGCCATGCCAGCGCTAACCAGCAAGAGCTACGGGAAAAGACAATGGCGATCGCGCAGGCGGACCTGAACCTATTGCCGGTGGTAAGGCGCCGGGAAATTTACGCGGAATTGGTGGAACGGGTGATCTTGCAAGGGAATGAAGTGGTGGAGGTGCGGTTAAAGTTTATTGCCAATAAGCAACCGTCAGACAGCAGGTTCTAGCGATACGGTAACGCCTGACTGGCGATCGGGGGTAAGCTTCAGCCAGACGCCGCCGAGGCTTTTCGGCATGACAATGCGCTCCACCGCCCAGCCGTTGCCGCCCTCAAATTCTTCTTTGTAGGTGCCGGTCTGTACATGGTATCGCGGGGTTACCTTTACCTTGCCGGTCTCCGCTAAGC